TGTAACATTGCATCTTCCTCCGTATATGCCTCCTCAAACAACAGCGCACACAATTTTATATAGTCGATTCCCCGATTTATTAACGATTAACCAAATCGTGCCAATTACCAAGCATTATGAGGTTTGTGAGCAAATATATGATGATTTAGAGCACCGCATTAATACCGCGGTAAATCCGTTTTATAATGACCGAGCTACGTTAGTATTTAATGCAATAGAACGTAACGGAATAAAAATAAATAAGAATGAATTTGAAAAACACTTTCACGAAATTGAAGACGAATTTGTTTACACACAATATAACTTCAAAACACTTACTACCAGACCCTCAAACAAGTTTAATGGCGTTAACTACGCTGCTCTTCCAAAAGATAATGGGTGTAGGGAAAGTTTTATACCACGTAATGATATCTTTTTTGAATTTGATATTTCTGCTTATCACCCTACCCTTAGTGCTAGGCTTGTGGATTATGATTTTGGTAAAGGAGATATACATGAAAATTTTGCTAAGATGTATAATGTGGATTATGCAAAGGCCAAGGAATTAACGTTTAAACAATTATACGGAGGAGTTTTTGATAATTATAAAGACTTACCGTTTTTTAAGGCTACATCTGAGTATATACGTACGAACTGGGAAAAATATCAAGCCGAAGGAAAACTTATATGCCCTATCTCTAATTACGAATTTAAAAGCGATGAGTTAGAAAATATGAATCCACAAAAATTATTTAATTACGTTTTACAAAATATGGAAACAAGCGTGAATGTTGAAATATTATATCGTATATTAAACATATTAAAAGGAAAAAATACTAAGTTGGTCCTCTATACTTATGATTCATTCCTATTTGATGTTGATAATAGTGAAATGGAAGTTTTAGAACAAATAAAAGAGGTTTTTAATAAATTAAAGTTACAAATAAAAAGTAAACATGGACTCAACTACAATTTTAAATAATCCTACTAATATTTATGGGGTAGAATATGACTACGAAAACCCAATAAATACATTAGATTTGAATAACAAGTTATTTTGCACTTTTACTACCCTAGATGAATTAGATAGTTTAGTAGAAAATTTGCAATCCAAATATACTATCATGTATAATAAAATGTTTGTATTGCATGTTAAAAGCAATGACGAATATGTTGTTACTTATAATGTAGACCAAGGTAATGTATCTTCTATTCCAGATAATACAATCTTAGTACATCGTAAAAAAGATTCAAACACTCTATACACTATCAATGCCCTTAATGAGCTAATTAAGCGTTTAAATGGTGGTGTAGTAGACCCTCGCTTTAGAATTGAATGGCAGCATTATAAGAACACAATTCTATTGACCCAACAAAACGAATTAAAAGAATTAAAGACAAAGATTCACACAATCATTGAACTTTAACTTGGCTATCGCCGAAACACTTCGTATATTACCACCCAATTAAAATTAGTTATATATTATGGATTTAGACGTAATCAAGCAGCGTTTAGAGGCCCTGCAAAAACCTGCCTCTAACAATTCAAACAATGGAAAGTCATTGTTTTGGAAACCTTCAATTGGTAAACAAACGGTTCGTATTATGCCGTCAAAGTTTAACAAAACAACTCCTTTTAGTGAGCTATATTTCCATTATGGAATAGGCAAACCAGTAATGATTTCACCTACAAATTTTGGTGAGAAAGATCCATTGGTTGAGTTCGCTAAAAAACTTCGCCAAACTGATCAGCCTGAAAACTGGAAGTTAGCTAAGAAACTTGAACCAAAAGTTCGTTATTTTGCTCCTGTAATCGTCCGAGGTATGGAAGATGAAGGTGTTAAAATTTGGCAGTTTGGTAAGGAATTATACTCAACATTCTTGCAATTAGCTATGGATGATGAAGTTGGTGATTATACTGACATTAATCAAGGTCGTGATATCAAATTAAATACTGAAGGACCTGAAATGACAGGGACTAAGTACAATCGTACTACAGCATCACCTTCAATGAAGAGCGCTCCTGCTGGAGAAGCTAATCAAATTGAATTGTGGTTAGAGAATCAAGTTGATCCTCAAGGTGTATTTAAGAAAATTCCTTATGAGGAAATGAAAGAAGCTCTTGAATCATGGTTAACACCTGAAGATGTAGCTCAAGAAGGTGATATCATTGACGATGAAAAGGAAACTGATATACCAAAAACTAATTATTCAGTTAATACTTCATCACAAACTGTAAAGCAAAATAAACTTGATAAATTTGATAGTTTATTTGACGAAAGTAGTGATAAAGCTGATGATCTGCCTTTCTGATTATGGCAAGAAAAGCAAGCAAGTCCTTAACCGCAGCTGTATCGGCTGAGATTAAGTCAAATTTTGATCTTGGGAATTTTAAGAATAAAAAAGGTCTAACAGGTTCTATAAAGTTTAAAGAACAACAGTGGATCCCTTTATCACCAGCTTTCCAATCAGTAACATCTGTACCTGGTCTTCCAATGGGTCATATTTGTTTACTTAGAGGTCATTCTGATACAGGCAAGACTACTGCACTTATTGAAGCTGCAGTAGCTTGTCAAAAATCAGGAGTACTCCCAGTGTTTATTGTTACTGAAATGAAATGGAACTGGGAGCATGCAACTCAAATGGGTCTTGAAATTGAAGAAGTTTGGGATGAAGAAACTGGTGAATTAATAGATTATAAAGGATTCTTTATTTATGCTGATCGTGAAACTATTCATACTATTGAAGATGTAGCAGCCTTTGTCCTTGATTTGCTTGATGAGCAAAAGAAAGGTAATCTACCTTATGACTTATGTTTCTTCTGGGATTCAATTGGTTCAGTACCTTGTGAAATGTCTGTTAAATCTAACAAGAACAATAATGAGTGGAATGCAGGTGCTATGTCAACCCAATTTGGTAATAGTGTTAATCAATTGATTACATTATCTCGTAAAGAGTCTTCAAAATACACTAATACATTAGTTTGTGTAAATAAAGTGTGGACTGCTAAGCCTGAAAATCCAATGGGTAAACCTAAATTAATGAATAAAGGTGGATTTGCTATGTGGTTTGATGCTACATTTGTAGTTACATTTGGTAATATTGCTAATGCTGGAACATCTAAGATTAAAGCAATCAAAGATAGTAAACAGGTTGAATTTGCTAAGCGTACTAATCTTCAAATTGATAAAAACCATATTAATGGTATTACAACTAGAGGTAGAATTATTATGACACCTCATGGTTTTATTGAAGATTCTGATAAAGATCTGAAAAAATATAAAGACGATCATACTAAAGAATGGAGTAAAATTTTAGGTGGCGGTGATTTTAAAGTTATCGAAGAACAAGATTCTGTAGAAACCGCTTCAACTTACGAACAAGAACCAGAATAAAATGGCAGATAATAATTTATTAGAGCTCCTCAACAATATGGATGAGGTTAATGATACACCCTCCTCTAAAAATGACAGAATACTGATCATCGACGGTCTAAATCTATTTTTCAGAAACTTCGCTATGCTTAATATTGTGAATGAGCATGGAGTTCATATAGGTGGATTAGGTGGATTTCTTCGTTCGTTGGGGACTCTAATAAATGCTATTGATCCTACATCAATGTATATAATTTTTGATGGTGAAAATTCTTCAATGAACCGTAAAAATATCCTATCTGAATACAAATCAGGTAGGCATATTTCTCGGATTACTAATTGGGAAATTTTTGAAGATGTTGGAGATGAACATGATGCTAAAGTAGACCAAATAGTAAGATTAATCGATTATCTTAAGTGTCTCCCTGTAAAAACCATAGCGCTCGATAAGGTAGAGGCCGATGATATTATCGCGCATTTAGCACAAACTATCACCAATAATAATGCCAACTCTCGTGCATTTATTGTTTCAAGTGATAAAGATTTTATTCAATTAGTAAGTGATAAAATTTGTGTGTATCGTCCTATTGAAAAGGACTATTATAACCGAGATACTATTGTAGATAAATTTAGAGTTTTACCTGAAAATTTTATTTTATATAAAGTATTAATGGGGGATGCTTCTGATAAAGTACCTGGAATTAAAGGTTTAGGGATAAAAAAATTACATAAATTATTCCCTGAATTAAATGAACGAATACTTACCTTAGATGATATAATTAATATGGCAGCTGAAAAACATAAAGAACATGTTATATATTCTCGTGTAGTATTTGATGAAGCTAATTTAAGGAAAAATTATAAAATCATGGATTTACATAATCCTATGATGGATGATTTAGAAAAAAAGTATATAGAGGACCAAATAAAAGAACAAACACCCGTGCTTAATGTGGTTCCTTTTCTTAAATTTTATCAAGAAGATGGGTTACGCCATTTAATTAAAAACGTAGAATTTTGGATTAATAATCAGTTTCGAATATTAAATAGTTTTGTAGATGACTCTAAGTGAATTAAATAAATACGGCCCCGCATTTCAAGTAAAAGTTATTCATTCATTACTAGAACGTAAAGAATTTTTAACTAACATATATGATATTTTAGATTCATCTTATTTTGATAATCAAGCACATAAATGGATTATCGATAACATTCTTAAATACTATCACGAATACCATACAACACCTACTCCAGAAGTATTAAAATCTGAATACGAAAAAGTAACTAATGATGTTTTAAAAGTTTCTATTAGAGAACAACTCCGTGATGCTTATAAAATTGTAGCTACAGATGCTGAATATATTGAATCCGAATTCGCAGCTTTTTGTAAGAATCAACAACTAAAAAAAGCTTTGTTAAGTAGTGTAGATTTATTAAAAGCTGAAGACTATGATTCTATTAGAGGTTTAATTGATAATGCACTTAAAGCAGGTAATGATAAAAATATTGGCCATGAGTATCTTAAAGACATTGAAACACGTTATCGTGAAGAACAACGAATTACTGTCCCAACACCTTGGGATGAATTTAATAAAATTCTCCAAGGAGGTCTCGGAAATGGAGATTTTGGTCTTATATTTGGTGGTCCAGGAGGTGGTAAATCTTGGAGTTTAGTAGCTTTAGCAGGACATGCTGTTAAATTAGGGTATAATGTAGTTTATTATACTTTA